CCGCCCATTACGTCTGCCAATTGTGTCAGGGAAAGATAAGCGACAGCCAGAAAGTCGCAGGGTTACGGCATGGCAAGTGGATCTCGGAGAATAAAGCCAGTCTCCCGAGCGTAAGATCCTACCACCTATCGTCTCTGTATTCCCCAGATCGAAAGTGTACTTGGGGAAACCTTGCCGTCGCTTTCTTGGAAGCCAAAAGCTCAATGATGGGATTGCAGGGATTCATCAACGGAATGTTGTCGGAACCGTGGGAAAATCAGGAGACTCAACAGGACAGAGTCGAGATTGTCTCTGACGCTGGAATCCCAGAAGCAAGACGCTACCTGACCGCTGACGTACAAGCTGCGGCTCCGTTCTTGTGGTGGGTCTGCCGCGAGTGGAGCAAAGGCAACTCTAGACTTGTTGGGGCGGGTCACGCTGATGACTTTGCCGCACTCCGTAGGATTCAACTCCAGTACAACGTCCACGACATGGATGTTGGCGTTGATTCCGGTTACAACACTCAAGCGGTGTACGATGCTTGCGCTGAGTTTTCGCAGAGCAGCGGAAGCCCGATAAACTACCCATGCGGTCTGCGTTACCCACCAGAGGGAGGTCTCCGAAAGCCAATGTTAATAGGCTGGTTGCCAATGAAGGGACGAGAGACCGGAGCAAGATTTACGTCTAAGACCGGCTCCATCCATCCGTTTGGAATTACAACGTCAACCTCGATGCGTACTGACGCTGTACAACCGTTGCTTGTCTTTGACACCGAGCATATGCGCGAGGTACTCCAGCGGCTCCGTAAAGGGACCGAGACGCATCAATGGAGTGTTTGTAGCCTACCCGCTCCGCTCGACGCTGAAGGAGCCTTTGCGAGCGATTCCGACACCTATTGGAAGCACTTAGACAGCCATCTTCTTAAGCCAACGGCTAACCGCTCCGGTAGGATCAAACACTTGTGGTTTAAAAGAAACACTCGTTGGCCTGACCATTTGCACGACTGTGAAATCATGCAACTTGCTATGGTTATGTTGTGGGGAGACCTAACTTCCAGTACCTCCGAAAATTCTAGTGGTTGACAAACTTGCAGGTCTGTTGATAGTCCGCCCAAGTGTTCACATACACAGTAGCAACTAAGCGGAGTTACTTGCGTACGACCTACGCGAGCAAAGCCGCTTTGACATTGCTTGAGGCTTTAACGGCAAAGCTGACTGTTTCGGCTAACTCGATGGAGAGCGGAAATGTGGTCCGTAGCACTTCTAGCTCTGACGTTTCTGTTGAGTTCGCTGAACCCGGTAAAGGTACAGCAGCACCAATTGAGATGCTCCAAATGTGGGAGTCTCTGCTAACGGATTACGATTACGCTGTAACGCTTCTTTCTGGTGATGGGATCGCTAGTCCAACCGATCTCCAGATTTACAACAAGATGCTGACCGCCGTTCTGGTTTCAACCACTCGGTATTATGGGGATTTCACGCAATTCCGCCGTGAAGCCACAACCCGAATGAGCTAATGGGCTTTCTTCAAAACATAGCGAACAAGCTGTTCCCTGCTCCAGTTAACAAATACGAAGGAGCCGGTCAGTCATTGCGTCGTTCGTATCTCGATACGTCTTACACTTCCGCGCGGTTTGATGTTACGAGCGCGACCCGTCAAGCCATCGTTCGCAAGTCTCGCTTTTTTGAGCAAAACAACGCTGTTCTAAATAGGCTTGGAGACTTGTTTGAGAGCTACACAGTTGGCTCAAGCTTTTCGGTTCAACCAGCTTCTAGTGATTCTGCTTGGAACTTAAAGGCAAAGAAGTGGTTTGATGTCTGGAGCCGTTATCCCGATATCGGTTCTCGTCAGTCGTTCAGCACTCTAATGGGGCAAGCCGCTCGCGGTTGGTTCTACGATGGTGAATCATTCTTGCTGCTCACCAAAGGTGACACCGGCAAACCTCGATTGCAGCTTATTGAGGCTCAGTCCATTGCGACTCCGGTAGGGATGCAAGCAGACGAGACCGTGTTTGACGGTATCCGGTTTGATCCTCGTACCGGACGAGCGATATCCTACTTTATTGGATCGGAAAAAACTCAGGGTAACCTGACTGATGTTCGCTCCATTCCCTCTGACTCGGTTGTACATATCTACGAACCGAATCGTCCCGGTCAGCTTAGAGGTCTTCCGTTTGTCTCCGCTGTCATCAACGATCTCCACGATCTAGATGATCTGCAAAAGCTGGAGATGGAAGCTTGTAAGTTAGGCGCGTCTGTCGCTCAGATTGTTAAGACTGACGCTGGTGAAGTCCAAGCGAGCAACCTCCGCGCTGGTACTGCTGGAGCGAGCGTAAACACCGCCGAGAATGAAGAACGGTGACAGTTTTGAGCAGTTTGCGACCGAGCGTCCCGGTGTAAATATGCGCGAGTATTGGCGACAACTGACTGAGAAAGTCTGCGCTGGTGTTGGCATCCCTTACGTTCTTGTTTACCCAGAGTCCATGCAGGGAACTGTCTATCGCGGTGCGCTAGATATGTCGTCTGTATGGTTCCGCTCTCGCCATCAAGTCATGGCATCAGCGGCGCGTCGTATTTACGAGTACGCGATGGAGTACGCGATCAAGAACGATCCTACACTAAACGACGCTCCTAGCGATTGGTACGAAGTCTCAATTACCGCTCCGCGCTCCCCGAATGTTGATGTTGGCCGTAATTCTGCGGCTCAATTGGCAGAGCTAGAGGCTGGCGTTGTTACCTTTGATGAGGTCTACGGAGCGCGTGGTCTCGACTGGCGTTCTGCTTTAGAGTCAAAAGCCCAACAAGCTTTGTTTGTACGTCAACTTGCTGCGAAATACGGAGTCGATGTATCTGAGATTTCGGTGATTCAGAAAGAGCGTCCCGCAACTAGTGTTGCAACTGCTATTGACATTGAAGACGATTCTTCTGAATCTCCGTCCCCAGTCGCTCCGTCAGAAGGTGGGTCGCAACCTGTTGTTGTAGAGCAGGACGAGATTACCGCTACCGTCAAAAAGACTCGGAAACCAAAAGCCAAGAAAACCGAATGAGTTTTACCAAGAAGTCAGATTGGCTTTACTTCGCTCCGGCAAACGCTGCCGGTGATCCTGCTACCGTTCAGATCTTCGACCAGATTGGCGAAGACTGGTACGGCGGTTCCGGTCTATCTGCAAAACAGTTTTCCGATGTTCTCAACGAGATTGGCAATGGTCCGCTGCTTGTAGAGATCAACTCTCCCGGCGGTAATGTCTGGGATGGTTTGTCCATCTACAACCAGTTGCGCGGTCGCAAAGCTCCAGTGACCACTCGCGTTGTGGGCATTGCGGCTTCCATTGCGTCAATTATCGCTCTTGCCGGTGATCGCGTCGAGATGGCTGATGCCGCTCTGATGATGATCCACGATCCGTCAGGGATGGCTTCTGGTACTTCCGAGGATATGCGGAAAATGGCTGAGGCTTTGGATCAACACGCTCAAGTGTTGGTTGGAGTGTATGCTAAAAAGACAGGACGCTCTCCCGAGTCTATCCGCGCTGCGATGCGAGCAGAGACTTGGTTTACCACCGCTGAGGCTCTCGCTTTTGGTCTTGTAGACAAACCCATCAAGCAGTTGGCAATGGCCGCTAAATGGCATCCTCGGGCAGTGACTAAGACCGCTCCTGAGACCGTCAAAAACAACCTCCGTCGAGGGTTAGAGCAATACGATGAAGGTCTTGCTGGTGATGGTTTAGAGCCAGCAACTGTTACCGATGCTAAATCGCTGGTTGCAGGAGAGGCTCCTACCGAAAACAAGATCCGCAAAGCTGACGCTTGGTGGGGACGCAACGACCGATTCTTGGAAGCAGAACCTAATACTCCTGCGGACGTAGCAGCTAACCTCTGGGGAGGTGCTGCTGGACGCGATTGGTTCTCCGCACTCTTTGCTCAACTAGAAGAGCCGTCTGATACCAATACAGACAAAACACTTTCGACTGATGGCGAAAAAACCATCAACGATTCTGGCGTGGACTCCACGCCGCAACCAACACAACAACCCGACACAAATATGTCCGATACTGCTACTACTGTGACGGCTGCGGCTGCTCCTGCCGCTCCCGTTGATCTGTCCGCGATTCTTGCGAAGCTCACCTCGTTGGAGGCTTCGATGAAATCAAACACCACCGCTCCCGCTCCTGATCCGGTTCGTCCCGTGATTCAGAACTTGGGCAACCCGCTGCTGGAGAAGCATAAGTCTCTCCGCGCTGGTGCAGAGCGTAAGAGTTTCCTCATTGAGAATCATGGTGAGTTGCTGCGTCAGTCCGCAATGATCGCTCCTCAGAACGCCAACACGTTCGCGGCTGGCTTGGTTGTCGATTATCTCGCTGATGCGGTTATCACTGTTGCTACCACTAAGCTCGCGATGATCGCTGGCTTTACGCGCAACGTTGGCTTGGATAACTTGCGTCCCCGCGCTACCGTTCAGGTCAAAAAGTTCACCACTGGTGATGCGACTGTTGATAACGCTACCAACTTTGAAGATGGAGCGGCTAACCAGTCCACGCTGGCTGCTACCTCGGTGACTGTTAATCAGATCACCAAGAGTTTTACCGTCACTCAGCAGGAGTTGAATCAGGGTTTTGCTATCAGCGACTTGGCTCAGGGTTCTGCTGAGATCTTTGCTCTTGGTATTAGCAAGAAGGTCACGGCTCAGATGACTGCCGCGCTGTTTGGTGCTGGTACTGTCATTGGTACTGCTGCCAACTTTGATTCTAGCGATCTTCCCGCGATCTTGGCTCTGGCTAAGAATTACCGCCAGAAGTTGCTGCTGCTGGACGGTGGACACTTGGCCCGTTTGATGTTCTCCGGTCAGTTGACTGCTGCCGCTGGAACTAATCCGTTCCCTGATTCGCGTTATGGTCCGTTGAACAACGGCTATTTCGGCTTTGCGAACATCTTGGAGCAAAACGATTATACTGGTGCTATCGCTAACACTGCTGGCTTCGTTTGTGGTCAGGACGCTATCGCGATTGCGAGCGGCTTGCCGGTTGGAATGATCGCTGGCGAGTTCGTTGAGCAGCGCACTGTTGAGTTGAGCAATGGTCTGTCTGTGTTGCTCTCTGTGTGGTATTCCCGTTCTACCCGCGCTCACATGGCTTCTTACGATATCATGTTTGGTGCGGCTGCTGCGGATACTACGCAAGCTGAGGTTTTGATCACCGCTTAATCCTTTAGGATATGCGTATTGCAACAACCATAGCAGTGGACAAGACCGGCAAAACTAAATTGCTGGCTGGTCCCGAAATTGATGCGACTCTCCAACGCACTAATTTCAACACTGTTTCTGTTCCTGAAGGAGGCAAGCTCATCTTGTGGGTACAAGGAGCCTTAGCACCGAAGATTCGTAAGGGTTAACAAACCAAAACTGGGGAGGCTGTTGGATACGCTGACAGCCTCCCTTTTAACAAACATAATTTTATGGCCGTCCAAGCAGACATTTCGACTGAATATTCAATGGGCCGCGAAGGATTCGCGCTGGTCACTAGCACCGCCGCTCAGACCGGAGCGTGGTCTGGTTTGATTCCCGTTGAGCCAACGGTGTTTACTAGCATCACTGGATTTGGAATATCTGGCACTTGGACTTCCAAGACTATTCCCGCTGGCTTCCCGCTGGTGGGTAACATCACTGGATTTCAGATTTCATCCGGTAGCGTTGTGGCTTTCCTCGCTCGCAGCTAATGATCTCACTCGGCATAGCGATCAATAGGACTCATGTCAGCACTGGTGCTGAACCTGAACCGCCGATCATGCGCCGAGATCTTCTGTGTGAGAGCGGAGAGTATCTAGTCCAAGAAGAAAACATTGGAGGTAACAAACTTGTCTATTCGTTTGGAACCTACGATTCGCTACTCACAGAAAGCGCAGACTTTTTAACACAAGAAGACTCAGGAAAATTCATTCTAACCGTTTACTGACATGGCAGACCTAAAAATCTCAGAACTAACAAACCTTACGGCGGCAGATCCAGTTTCGGATATGCTGCCGATTGTCGATGTTTCGGCAACACCTCCAGCGAGTGGTAGCACAAAGCGCATCAGCATCAACAATCTGCTCTCATCCTCGCCAACCGCGAGTGGAGCATTGACTGTCACCGGACTCGTCACCGCTGGCTCCGCCACCATCACCGGCGATCTGACGGTGGACACGAGTACGCTGAAGGTTGATTCGACGAACAATCGGGTGGGTATTGGTACGGCAAGTCCAGCCGCTCCGCTTGATGTTCGAAGCAATGGAAACAGTGCTGGTCTGTTTCTTAGGACTACTGATCCTGCGGCCGCTGTTGCGTCTGCTTACATCCAAGCTCCGGTTTCGACTGGATTCTCTTCGACTGTTCCCATCTACAGTTTCTGGTATCAGAACAGCGGAATGGGAAATCCGGCCAACGACACGTTGAGCTGGATTATTGCTAGTGGTGAAATAATGCGCCTCAACTCCACGGGGCTGTGCGTGGGGGGGAGTCCGCAAGCAAAATTTCACGCGATTGATTCTAGTGGTGCTTGCGCTCTGTTTACTAGAGCTGCTGCGCCTACCGCTGCTCTGTCTGCTGTCTATATTCAAGCCCCCGTTTCAAGCGGTTTCAGCTCAACCCCAGTTTTGAACTTCTGGTATCAGAACACCGGAATTTCCAATCCTGCGAACGAGTGCTTTGCGATTCGGACGAGCAGTGCCGACCGGATGTATTTCGATGACGTTGGCAACGTCATCTCAAACGTAACCGGAACCGCTCCAACTCTGGCAGCCAACAGCCAAATGGTCTTTAACTTGACCAGCAACACCAACCTCCGCATTTCGGTTCGTGGAACTGATGGCACGACCCGCACCGCCAACATCACCCTCGCCTAATCCCATGATCACCCTCTCTTGGATCATCGAACGCCTTCTCGTTAAGCCGACCGAAGGCTCCCTCACCGATGTCGTCATCACCGCCGATTGGCGTTGCAACGGCACTCAGGATCAATACAGCGGCACTTGCTACGGCTCCTGCTCGTTCGCTCCGCCGACTGGTGAGTTCACGCCTTACGAGGATCTGACGCAGGAACAGGTGCTTGGTTGGTGCTATAGCAATGGTCTCGATCAAGCGGCCATCGAGGCGAACGTGACGCAGCAGATCAACGATCAGATCAATCCGCCGGTGATTGCTCCTCCGTTGCCGTGGAATCCAGTTGCAGAGATCGTTGCTGTGGCTGAAGTTCCCGTCGCCTAATATGGAAATCACCGTAAAACTCACTCAAGAACAAGCCAACGGTTTGCTGCAACTCATCGATATTGCAGTCAAAGCCGGAGGCATTCAAAACGCCAAAGTTGCTTTGCCGCTTGTCGATCTAATCGTCAACGCTGCTCAACCTAAATCCGAGTAATGCAAACCGACACTAACAACAGCAGCGGAGTTGGAATCTCTCTGGCGACCGCTGCCGCTGCTGGTGCGGTTTCATTCCTTCCTCAGCTAACTCAGTGGTTCCAGCTTGGAGCCGCTGTTTTAGCCTTTGTCGCAGCATCAATCGGTCTCTACAAAACCTTCAAAAAATGAACTGGAAAACTACTCTTGCCGGTGTTGGCGCAATCCTCGTCGCTGTCGGCGGTGCGCTTAAAGCATTGTTTGACGGTGATCCTACGACCAACATTGATCTTGCTGCGACCATTGCTGCTGTGACCATTGGCTTTGGTCTCATTGCTGCCAAAGACGCTGACAAAAAGCCCGAGTGAATTTCATCGAACAGATCGTCACTGCTTTGCTCAAGTGGCTGACTGGTTTTGTTCAAACACCGCCTACCGTTGAAGACGCAAAACGAGATCCAGACCTCAAAAAGAAGTTGCTGGATCGTATTGCTGAGTCTGATCGCTAGTTGCGGTTGTGGTTCTCGCGTGGTTATGGTGCCTCACGGTGAGCCGGTAAGGCTTGCTGAGAGCGTTAAAGCCAAAGTATGGGTCAAAGGAGCAGACGGCGTTTCTGTTCGCTCCAGCAACCGGATAACGCTTCCCGAAGGTTGGTACGCATTGCCTAAAGATTGATATGTCACAACAAGTTATCAATGTCG